TTGATTATCTTAAAAAAGTAACTCAACAAGACCCAAATACAGTTAAAGCATTAACTAAACGTCACTTTGAAAAATTAAAGGATCCTAATTATAAAGTTAATAAACCAAAAAATAGTAAGGGTGAATATTTAGTTGATTTAATTAGTGTTGCTATTGATGAAGGAGATAATATTGATAATACTAAATTAAATAAATCATTATCTGCTTCTGGTGTTGGAAGTCAAGCATCTTTATTTAACTTTTTACAAGTAGGTTTTCTTACTAATTTAAAACCATCTCAAGTAAGTGAAGCTTTTGGAAATGCAGTTGAATTTACTAAATCAGATCCTGTAGCTACTCAACAAGCTGAATTAGATAAAAGTAAAAAAGAACTAGAAGAAACACAAAATACAGCTATAAAAAATTTACAATATGTAAAAAACATTAGTAGACCATACTTCTATAAAGATAATTGGAAAACTGAATTAGGTATTATAGGAAATATGTATGTTAATTTAAATTTCTTATTTAGATTAGCTTTAGATAATAACTTAGAGTCATTAGATACTAAAGAAAAAAAAGATATTAATCTATATAACTTTTTAAAAAGTGTACTATCAGAAGTATCATCAGCAATAGGTAATGTAAGTAACCTTGATTTATTTGTTGACCCAGAAGATAGTAATATATACATTGTTGATATTAATTATGTTGATGAAAAATCAAGATTAGAAGTTTATAATAATATATTTAAACTAGAAATACAAAATTTATTATCTACAGTTAGGTCATATAAATTAGAATCACAAATATTCCCAGATCAATCATCAGTAATTGCTATCGGAGCACAAGTAGGGGGAGGTGCTATGGCAACAGATAATAATACAATGTTAGACTTTAATAAAGGTTTAACAGATAGAATTACCCCTAAAAAATTAGATCCAACAACAGATTCAAACAAAACAACTACTGAAAATATACTAAGTCAAGCACAAAACGTAACAGCTGTTCTTCAATCATTATATGAATTTTTTGGAGATTTAAGCTATGGTCCATTTACAGATGCTGATTTTGATGCTGATAAAGCAGGTGATTATAAAAACTCACTAAAAGATTTAATTAATTTCTTTAAAAATTTAACTAAATCAAATATTAAAAACAGAGCTATTATTCCTACTAAACTATCAATTACAATGGATGGTATTGGAGGATTAGTAATAGGTCATTTATTTAAAATAGATGAAGAGTTATTACCTAAAGGATATCAAGGTGGAGAATTAGGATCTAAATTAGCATATACAATAACTGGTATTGGACATTCCGTTAAAGATAATGATTGGACAACAAACGTTGATGCTCAAACTATTATATTAGATGAACCTGAAGGTGGTCTTACCTTTGAAGAATTAGTAAAAATAAATCCTAAAACAGGAACAATAACCACTCAAGAAAAAGATGAAATAGAAAAAAAGAAAGGAAGTGGAGAAGGAAAAAGAGTAAGTGCTGATGATAAACCAAGAAAAAAAGGAAATTGTGATAAAACGTTAAAAATTGTAACACAAGCAAATTCTCCTGGTTTAAATATACCTGATAGAACACCTTGGGAGGTAATTAAAAAGTCATTCCCTATAATAAATGGCCCTGTACCAATTAAAGCAGTAGGTACTCCTTTTGATAATGATAATACTTTTGCTTATAAGATGAATTCTGTTAGAGTAAATAGAGCACCTAATAGAAAAATAAAATATATAGTACTACACTATACTGTATCTAGTAAAATAGATCCTTTACACCATTATAGAAATACATGGGAAAATAGAGAAGCAAGTTCTGATTTTGTAATAGGAAGAACAGGTCGTATAGCAGGATTTAAAAACTATAAAAATCTTCGCAGTTGGCATTTTGGAGATCCAACATTTAGAGGAAATATAAATACAGAATCAATAGGATTTGAAATTGAATCTTATGGTCCAGCTTATTACTGTTTATCAACAGAAAAATTTCTTAATGCCTATGACCAAGAATTAGATAAAAATGAAATTGCTCTTACTAGAACTTATAGAGGACATAATATATGGCATGCTTTAACAGATGTTCAAGTAAGTGCTATTGCTAACTTAATAATAGCTTTATATAACGATGGAGCTTTAAGTGATAAAGCACAATTTGTACAAGGGATGAAATCAACAGGTAGGTACGATATCTTATGGCCAGAGGTAGGATTAAGACAAACACCTGCACCAGGTATTATAACACACGGTACTGGTAGAGATCCAAGTGGTAAAATTGATACTTTTCCACAAGCAAATTTATCAGCAATGCTTGATGATTTACCTAATTTAGTAAAAAATAATACTAAAACAAGCATAAATTGGACACAATAATGAGGATACCATCAAACATAATAGAAATAAAATATACATCAGGTAATGAATTTGTATTTTCATTTAACTACAAATTTTATCAAGGATATTATTATGAGTTTAATGATAAATTTTTTATTGGAAGAGAATTTAATATTGATGCACCTGAGATTATAAAAGCAAATGGTAAAGAAATTAATACTGGTTTAACAGATCCAAAAACATTTAAATACAGTTTATTAAGTAAAACTAAACCAAATAATAATAAACTTATTTCAATTCCATTAGACTTTAAAGTTGGTTTTAAATATTTAGCTAAACAAATTGCTTCGAATCCTATAAGAATAATATTTACAACTAAAGAAGCTTTTTTAAAAGCAACTGATTATCCTGGGTATGTATTTACCTCAATAAGTTTTGAACCTGAATTTGGATTTTTAATAACTGAAGAAAATAAAAAAGCTATTCCTGAAATAGATACTTTTTTAGCAGAATATTCTCAAATTTAGTTTTTTAATTCAAAAATTTTACTTATATTTAAATTATAAAGGTTATGTTATATGTTTTACGTTATAGAAAAATCATCTCAATTACCTGCTAAGTTTGGAGATTGCTTTATTAGGTTCATACCTAAAAACAATAATTTCCATCCTGCACTTACCGATTTGAGTTTAATTTATATTCGTCCTCTTGATGATAAGAAAGGGTATGTCATTTGCCTTGATCATACTGAATCATTCAGTATTGATAAGGTAGAGGTATTAGATTGGTTATTAGAACACACAGGTAATCTGTGGGTATTAAATAAAAAGAAAGCGCTACATTGGATGTATCCGCTGGCCGACAAGCTGTTTGATGTTAATTTTATTAGTTTCGTTGACGTTGGTACGGGCACTAGGTGTACTGATTATTATTATAATAAGTATCCTAGTTTGCCTAATACCAATTGTTTAATTCCAATTAGTAAACATTATGAAGAGAGTGAGGCAATGTTTCCTGGGGTATTATCTTTAATTCAACAGTATAATTTATTAGATACACAGCTTCAATTTCAAAATTTCCATACTACACATGTATTTTATCAAATTGAAAAAAATGGCATAAAAGTTGATAAAACATGCTTTGTTGATTTCTATAAGGACAAATTACAACATCCAGAATTTAATTTATATAAAGGTAAAGTATATACTCAATATAATTTATACACTACTACCTCACGCCCCTCAAATACATTTAATAATACAAATTATGCAGCATTAAATAAAGATAATGGCGAGCGTGAATGTTATAAACCTACAAATGATAAATTTATCGAGATGGATTTTCAGGGGTATCACCCACGTTTGATAGGTAAGATGATTGATTTTAAATTTCCTAAAAATCAAAACACATATGATTATTTAGGTGGATTACTGGGTGTAAGTGCACAAGAGGCCAAAGAATTAACATTTAAACAATTATACGGTGGTGTATGGAGCGAATATCGTGATAAACCATTTTTTAAAGATGTAGCAACATTTACAGATGAGCTATGGGATGATTTTAAAGGTAGTGGCTACATAACAACTAAAAATAAAACGTTTAAACGCATTGAGCTACCTGATATGATACCTGCTAAATTATTAAATTACATCGTTCAAAGCGCAGAAACAGCAACAAATATAACATTATTAGAATTAATATTAAAATATTTAGAGGATAAAAAAACTAAATTAGTTCTATATACCTATGATGCGTTTTTATTTGATTACGCTAAAGAGGATGGAGACATATTACAAGAAATTGTAGATATACTTGAATACCCCATTGGTATTAAACAAGGTATCACATATCATGGTTTGAAAAAAATATAAATATTTATGATGGACAATATATTTTACGATTTGAATAAATTATTCTGCACATTTACTGCAAAGGACGAGCTGGAAACGGTAGTCGCTACAATTAATCGTCGTTATTCAATATTATACAACAAGATATTCATTCTTGAGTCACCTCAAAGCGAAGAACTTATGTGTACATATAATATTGATATGGGCAATATGTCTGATACCCCATTACCAAACACAATATTGTTACATCGCAAAAAAGAAAGTAATACACTGTATACCATTAATGCTCTTAATACGTTAATTAAGAAATTAAACGGGGGTGTACTGGATACTAAATATATCGTTAACTGGCACGACTATAAAAATAGTATACTGCTCACTAACGGCCCTGAACTGCGCAAATTAGATACAGCAATCCACAAGATCATAGATTTGTCTGCTAGATAATTTGGTAGTTTAAAGATTAGGTTATATATTTAATTTTAAAATAAAACAGTTATGGATTTAAATTTGGCTAAGCAGAAATTGGCCGCTGCTCAAAACAAGGGAAATCAAACCCGTGAAAAAATTGATTACACTAAAATTTTCTTTAAACCAAAACCAGGCAAGTACCAAGTACGTATCCTACCTAACAAGTACGATAAGGCATGGCCTATTCGTGAGGTACAATTCCACTATGGGTTTGCTAAGGGACCAATTTTGGCTTTATCCAATTGGGGTGAAGCTGATCCGATTGCTGATTTCGCAAAACAATTGCGTAAATCTGCTGATAAGGAAGATTGGCAATTAGCTAAAAAAATAGAACCTAAATCTCGTTTTTTTGCTGCTGTAATTATACGTGGTGAAGAAAATTTAGGAGCTCGTTTATGGGAATTTGGTAAATTAACTAATGATCAGTTAGTAGGAATCGCTGCTGATGATGATTATGGTGATTTTACTGACATCACTGATGGTAGAGATTTTACAATTGAAGCTACTGAAGATGTAATTGCTGGTAGAAAAGGTATTAAATGTAATATTCGTGTTAAACCTAAAACTACTCCAATTTCAGAAGACCCGGCACTTGTAGAAAAGCTGCTCAATGAACAACCTGATATTTTAGGAATCAACCGTAAGTATACTTACGATGCTTTAAAAGATGTGTTAACTAAGTGGTTAAATCCTGAAGATGAAGCTGCTACTGAAACTCCAATTGCATCTAAAGATGAAGAGGAGGATGATTTTATTAATGAAATTAATAAACCAGTAACACCAGCATATTCTTTAGAAAACAACGCTGCTAAAACTAGCAACGCTGATAAATTTGACAACTTATTTAACGATTAATTATGGCAAAAAATAAAGACAGTTTAACATCAGTAGTATCAGAATCACTTAAAAAGTCTTTTGATATTGACTCATTTAAAAAATCTAAGTTCTTAGACCAATCTGTAAAATTTAAACCACAGAAATGGATTCCGCTTTCTAAAGCATTTCAAGATGTACTATCTTTACCTGGTATTCCAATGGGTCACGTAACACTGTTACGTGGCCATTCGGACACAGGTAAAACTACAGCAATGCTTGAGGCAGCAGTAGCAGCACAAAAAATGGGTATATTACCTATTTTTATTGTTACTGAAATGAAATGGAATTGGGAGCATGCTATACAAATGGGATTTGAAATTGAGCCAGTAATTGATAAAGAAACAGGTGAAATTATTGATTATAAAGGATTTTTTGTTTATGTAGATAGAGGATCACTTAATACAATTGAAGATGTAGCAGCATTTATAGCTGATATGCTTAATGAACAAGCAAAAGGTAAATTACCATTTGATTTATGTTTTTTATGGGATTCCGTTGGTTCAGTACCTTGTCGTTTAAGCATTGATTCAAATAAAAATAATAATGAGTGGAATGCAGGAGCAATGTCTCAGCAATTTGGTAATTTTATTAACCAAAAAATTATATTATCACGTAAAGAAAACCAACCTTACACAAATACATTAATAGCAGCTAATAAAGTTTGGGTTGCTAAACCTAGTACTCCAATGGAAATGCCTAAATTAAAAAATAAAGGTGGTGATACTATGTTTTTTGATTCTTCATTTGTAATTACTTTTGGTAACGTAACTAATAGTGGCACAAGTAAAATTAAAGCAACTAAAAACGGTAAAGATGTTGAGTTTGCTAAACGTACTAAAATTTCAGTAGATAAAAATCATATTACAGGTGTACAAACAAAAGGTACTACTGTAATGACAGTTCATGGATTTATTGAAGATGATAAAAAAGCAATTGACCTATATAAAAAAGAGCATTCAAACGAATGGTTACAAATTTTAGGATCAACTGATTTTGATGTTATCGAAGAAGATGAAATGACTGAAAATATTAAAGATATAAGCGATTTATTAGATGTCGAAGAGTAAATATACAGATTTACTCGTTAACATACAACCAGATATTCGCAAAGAACTAAGTTCAATCCTTATAATAGATGGCTTAAATGCCTTCTTAAGAAACTTTACAATGCTAAATCATCTTAATAGTGATGGTCATCACATAGGTGGTTTAGTAGGTTTTTTAAAATCGATTGGATATGCTATTAGGGTGACTGACCCTACTAAAGTTATTGTAATATTTGATGGTGTTGGTGGGTCAAATGCAAGACGAAATTTATTTCCTGATTATAAAATTAATAGAAATGTTAACCGCATTATTAACTATTCTATATTTCAATCTAAAGAGGAAGAACAAGAAAGTATAAGTAATCAAATGGAACGTTTGATTCAGTATTTAAAATGTCTTCCTGTTACTATTATTAGTATAGATGGATTAGAAGCAGACGATGTTATAGGTTATTTAACTAGTAAATTTGAAAAAAACGAGGAAACAACTAAGGTGACTATTATGTCTGCTGATAAGGATTTCCTACAATTAGTGTCTAATAAAGTACATTGCTACTCACCTACAAAAAAGAAAATATATACCCCAAAAGAAGTGCTTACAGAGTATGGAGTGAGCAGTATAAATTTTTTAAATTATAAAATATTATTAGGTGATTTATCTGATAATATACCTGGGATAAATGGTTTAGGTCCTAAAAAGCTAATTAAACTATTTCCAGAATTAACAGGAGATAAAGTTACTATAAATAATATTATAGAAAAGGCAGCAGAAAAAATAAATGAAAATAAGTTATATTTATCTATTGTAGAAAGAAAGCATCAATTATTTATTAATCAACAATTAATGTCTTTAAATGGAGAATTTTTATCACTAGAGAATAAACAATTAGTGAAAGACGCATTTAATAATTCTTATACATTAAATATGCCTATATTTTTACAGTTATATTCCAATGATAAGTTAGGAGAAAGTATTCCTAATGTATCATCTTGGTTAACTCAACTTTTTGGTTATCTAAATTCTTTTAAATAGATTTAAACTATGGATAAGTTAATATATAAATCAGTATTACATCCTGAAATATATAATTCAACATTACCTTTAGATCAAATGCTACTTCTACAAGATACATTAGATAATAAACATGAAGGTGATTTTAAAAAATTATTAGAGGATATAATGTGGTATTCAGCTTATGAGGTAGAAGATTATGAAAAATGTGCTATAATAAGAGATTATATAAAAAGTTATGACAACGTTAAATAAATTATCAACATACGGGCCTGCGTTTCAGATTAAGGTGTTAGGAGCCCTATTAACACAACGACAATTCCTAATCAATATTATTGATTCACTTGATTCAGAATACTTTGAATCATCAGCACATAAATGGATTGTAGAGTATGTTCAAAAATATTTTAGCGAATATCATACAACACCTACAATAGAAATAATGTCTATTGAGGTAAAAAAGGTTGATAATGAAGTATTAAGAATATCAATTGCAGAATCACTTAAAGAAGCCTATAAAATGTCAGACCAATCTGATTTGGAATGGGTTGAATCTGAGTTTAGTAATTTCTGTCGTAATCAACAAGTTAAAAAAGCAATTTTAAATTCCGTTCAGTTACTTGAAATAAATGATTTTGATAGTATTCTACAATTAATTGGTAAAGCAGTTAGGGCAGGTGAGGATAAAACAGTAGGATTAGATTATAACCTAGATATTGAAACTAGGTATAGAGAAGATGATCGTAATTGTATTCCATTTCCTTTCCCTACATTTAATGAACTAACACAAGGTGGTTATGGTAAAGGTGATTTAGTATTATTATTTGGTAATCCAGGTGGTGGTAAATCATGGACAGTAATAGCTATGGGTGCTTATGCTGCTGCTTTAGGTTATAATGTAGTACATTATACACTTGAATTAGGCGAAGGATATATTGGTAAACGCTACGATGCTATTTTTTCTAATATTGAAGTAGATAAATTACATTTACACCGCAAAGAAATAGACGCAATAGTAAATAAAATAAAAGGTAAAGTAATTATTAAAGAATATCCACCCAAAAGGGCATCATTTGATACTATAGAAGCACATTTACAACAACTTGAACATCAAAATGATTTTAAACCTGATTTAATTATTATTGATTATCTAGATTATATGCGTACTAAAGGTAGAAAAGAACGCAAAGACGAAATTGATGATGTTTATGTTGCTGCTAAATCATTTGCTAAAGAAAAAGGTATACCTGTAGTATCTCCATCGCAAGCTAATAGAACTGCAGCTAAGTCAGATATTATTGAAGGAGATAATGCAGCAGGATCATATGATAAAATAATGATTGGGGATATAATTATATCCTTAGCTCGTAAACGTAAAGATAAAATTGAGGGTACAGGGCGCTTCCATATTATGAAAAATAGATATGGAGCTGATGGTATGACATTTAGAGCTAAAATTAATACATCAAATGGATATATTGAAATTGACAATAATCCTATTAATGATGATGAAATAGAAAATAGTAGTACAGGTAAGAAACCAGTAAATGACTTTTCAAATGTTGATGTCGAAGAAAGACAACTTCTCCAACAAAAGTTTTTTAAACTTGACTCTTAATTAAAGTATATACTATATTTATAATTACACAATCAGTAATTTATGATAAAGGTTAAACGATTCACGGCTACATGGTGTCAGCCATGCCGCCAGCTTGCCCCTCTCTTTGAACAGATTCAAACATCGTTCCCAAATGTGGACTTCCAAACTATAGATGTTGATACGTCTCCAGAAGAAGTACAAGCAAATCTTGTAACCAGTGTACCAACGGTTATTGTTTTTAAAGATGGAGTTGCTAAACAACGTTACGTTGGTGTGCAACCAAAGTCTATGTACGTAGATACTATTAACTCGCTTATTTAGATTAAAAATGGCTAAATACACTAGATTTGACTTAGATCGATGGATAGAATTATCATTTATAAACGACTGTAAAATATTACAGGAGGCTAAATCACTAGATGAATACTACGACAAAGCCAATACAGGATTATATGAATTTCTAAACCCAGATTTAGCATATAACTATGAAGAGGTAGATATGTCTGATGGGCAAAAAATGTGGAAAATAGAAAAGCAAGGTGATGACCCAGTAATGGTAATAACCTTAAAAAAACAAGGCTTAACAAATAAGTATTGGGCATTAGATTTTTATTTTCCTGAAACTGAAAAAGGATTTGCTAGAACTAAGGGAGCAATAAAAGGAGAACATTATTTAGATACTGTATCTAAAATAGTTAAAGATGAAGTAATGCCTTATTTCCAACAATCAGAATTAAACGATTTATTTTTCAAATCATATACTAACGATGGTGCTGGACAAATGAGAAGAAGCTTCTTTCAAAAAGCTATTGATAAATTTGTTCCAAAAGATAAATTTAATACTAAAATAGACAACTCAATATTTATAATAACTAAAAATTAAAGAAAATGGATGTAACACAGAGTATTCTCAGTGACATAACAACTTATATGAAATATGCTAAATTCAGACCTGAATTTAACAGAAGAGAAACATGGGAAGAGTTAGTTACGAGAAACAAAGAAATGCATCAATTAAAATTTCCACAATTAAAAAATGAAATCGAAGAAGCCTATAAACTCGTGTATAACAAAAAAGTGCTCCCGTCAATGCGCAGCTTGCAGTTCGCTGGAAAACCCATTGAACTTAATAATGCTCGTATATTTAATTGTTCTTTTCTTCCTATTGATGATTGGAGAGCATTCAGTGAAATAATGTTTTTATTACTCTCTGGTTGTGGAGTAGGATACTCAGTACAAACACATCATGTTGAACAATTACCTGAAATTAAGGTACCAACTAAACATAAAAGATATTTAATAGGAGATAGTATTGAAGGATGGGCAGATGCTGTTAGAATGCTTTGTAAAGCATATTTTCAAGGAGCACCACTACCATTATTTGATTTTAGAGATATTAGACCAAAAGGTGCTCAGTTAATTACTGTAGGTGGTAAAGCACCTGGTCCTGAGCCATTAAAAGAATGTTTATTTAATTTATCTAAAATATTTGAACGTAAGAAAAATGGTGATAGACTATCATCAGTGGAAGTTCATGATATGGCTTGTCATATTGCAGATGCAGTATTGAGTGGTGGTATTAGACGTGCAGCGTTAATTTCATTATTCAATTTAGATGATGAAGAAATGTTAACTTGTAAGTTTGGTAATTGGTGGGAAGAAAATCCTCAACGTGGTAGAGCAAACAACAGTGCCGTTGTAATGCGTCATAAAATTGATGAAGAAGAATTCTTCAAATTATGGAAGAAAATTGAATTAAGTGGATCTGGTGAACCAGGCATTTATTTCTCAAACGATAAAGATTGGGGTACAAACCCATGTTGTGAAATTGCTTTACGTTCTTATCAATTCTGTAACTTATGTGAAGTAAACGTTTCAAACGTTGAGTCACAAGAGGATTTAAACGAAAGAGTACGTGTAGGTGCCTTTATTGGTACACTACAAGCAGCATATACTGATTTTCACTACTTAAGAGACATTTGGCAGAAAACAACTGAAAAAGACGCTTTATTAGGTGTTGGTATGACAGGTATTGGATCAGGAGCTATTTTAAAATATGATTTAAAGAAAGCAGCTGATTTAGCTAAAGAAGTAAATGCTGATGTAGCAGAAAAAATCGGTGTTAATAAAGCAGCTCGTGTAACTACAGTTAAACCATCAGGTACTAGCTCATTAGTATTAGGTACTGCAAGTGGTATTCACGCTTGGCACAATGACTACTATATTAGACGTATTCGTGTAGGTAAAAATGAAGCTATACATTCTTATTTAGCAGTTAACCACCCAGAATTAGTAGAAGATGATTTTTTCAAACCAACAATCCAAGCTGTGATTTCAGTACCTCAAAAGGCACCAGAAGGATCAATATTAAGAAACGAAAACGTTATTGATATGTTAGAGCGTGTTAAACGTTTCAACGTACAATGGGTTAAAAAAGGACATCGTAAAGGTGCTAATACAAATAACGTATCAGCTACAGTATCAATTAATGAAGGTGAGTGGGAAGCAGTAGGTAAATGGATGTGGGAAAATAAAGAAACATTCAATGGTTTATCAGTATTACCTTATTTTGGAGGTACTTATACTCAAGCACCATTCGAAGATATTACTAAAGAACAATTTGAAGAAATGGCTCAACACCTACATTCAATTGACTTAAGTAAAGTAGTTGAATTTAGTGATGAAACAGCATTAATGGACCAACAAGCCTGTGCAGGAAACCAGTGTGAAATGGTTTAATATGACATTTATTAAAGATGTTCATTATTATATGGATGATGTGAGGGTAGTATTTACTGCCCTCTATCACATTGAGAGAGGAGAATGCTGTGGTAATAAATGTAAACATTGTCCTTATACCCCAAAACATAAAAAAGGAAGTGTGGTAGTGGCGAAAAAATTTTATAAATTAATAGATAAAAAAGATAAAAATGGATCCTAATAAAATGTACGAACGAGTGCTTGAGATACAGAAAAATATAGAAATATCATCCCCCGAGCAACAAACACAAATGATGAATGAATTACTAAATATAGTATCTAAAATTGAGCAATCTCTATCAGAAATTAAAATTGATATAGATGAGGATCAGGATAAAAATCAAGATGATAATGAATGATTATTTAAACGGGATAGCTAAATTATTAGCACTCATAGTTACAATTATTTTAATATTAGGTTATCCAATGATGTTGTTATGGAATTGGTTAATGCCTGAATTATTTGGATTACCAACAATTACTTTTTTACAAGCAATAGGATTAAATATCTTAACAAGTATAATATTTAGACCAAACGTCACAATTAAAAAATAATAATATGCCCGGTTTTAAATCATCAAAATTATTCGACGGTTATAGTACAGTATTTCGTCAATGGAAAGCAGAAGGTACTCATTGTAGATTTCTTCATGGTTATGGTATTTCATTTAAAGTATGGTTTGAAGGTGAAC